AAGATCGGTGGTATAGAGACATCACCGAAGATGTCTTTGGTAATAACAATAACTGGCTTTAACTAGAAAATCATTTTGTTATAAATATCAAGAGAAAGACCAAACTTATTGTCCGAACAGATAAATAGTTAACAAGGAGAATATAGATGCCATTCAGTGTTAGCCCAAGCGTAACCGTTACTGAGCGAGATCTCAGTGCTATAATCCCTGCAACCTCCACATCAACAGCAGCGTTTGTGGGTAGATTTAATTGGGGTCCAGTAGATAAAGTAGTAACAATTACAAGTGAAGCAGAACTTTACTCAACCTTTGGAGCGCCCGATCCTGGCGAACGAGGTATTGATTGGTTTGTTGTTTCAAATTATCTTAATTATGGAGATAGAGTTCATGTAGTTCGAGTAGATGAAGGTAATTCGGTTGTTGGTGGTGGTTTAACTGCTTCTAATGTTTTTAGCGGATCGACTGGAGCATATGTTAGATTAAAGGATGCTGGAACAAGAGGAAACTTCCTTAAATTTGCTGCATTAACTTCTCCTCTTGGTGCCACAATGCATGGTATAAATCATAAGTATACTGGTGTGAGTATTACAGACGAACTTGGTATACAAGTATTCTCTTATGCTCCAACATCTACAGATGCTGTATATGACGCAGTACAAAATGGTATTCTTTCAACATCTGGTGTAACTCTAGATGAATGTCATATTGCAGTTATAGATGTAAATGGTATTCATGGTGCGTCTGGTGCAGTCCTTGAGAAATTCGAAGGTCTTTCTCGTTGGAAGGGTGTTGCAGACAGATCAGGTAGTAGTCTTTATTATAAAGATGTAGTTAACGCAAATTCAAACTATATTGAAATTGAACCTGACACCAGAAACACAATCTGGAGAGGTGATGGTTTCACTGCTGGTGCAACAGGTGACCCAACATGGAGTCCTACTTCTAGCATCATTTACGAGCATACACTTCCAAACGGATCTATTACTGACTCCGATGGCCATCCACAAATTGCCATTGCTGGACATGATGGTGGGGTAGGTGCCTCTCTGGAAGCAAATGGTATTGCAGGTACAACATGGTGTTTCACCAACTCTTACTTCAACAAGTTTAAGGACGGAGCAGATTCTGGTGTAACTTATCCATACGATGGTGTCGGAACAGATAGTGGGTTTGAAGTAGCAGGCAATGTGTTGAAATCCGCAATTATAAATGGATACCACAAGCACTTCAGAGACAATGATTTCATTGATTTTGATTTTATTCTTGGTGGTGCAGCAGAAAAAACTATTGCTCAACAACTCATTGATATTTGTGAGAAGAGAAAAGATTGTATGGTCTTCCTCTCCCCACCCTCTTCGCCAGCAGGATCTGAATATACTGATGTTGGATATTCAACAGACCTAGCAGGATTCTCTGGTCCAGCAAATCTAGTAAGTTATAGAACTAGCAATAACTTTAATTCTTCATACGCGGTAATGGATAGTGGTTGGAAATTGATGTATGATTCATACAACGATAGAAATCGCTTCGTGCCTCTAAATGCAGATATTGCTGGTCTTGTAGCCAGTCTTGATGGAACAGCATCACCCCATGCTTCTCCTGCTGGATTTAATAGAGGAAGAATTAGAAATGTTGTTAAACTTGCATTAAACCCAACCAAGGCTCAAAGAGATGAGTTGTATTCTGTTGGACTTAATCCAGTAGTAACTTTCCCAGGCGAAGGAACAGTTCTCTTTGGTGACAAAACTCTACAAAGAAGAGCAACGGCTCTTGATAGAATCAATGTACGAAGATTGCTAATCACCCTTGAGAAAGCAATTTCAACAGCCGCTAAATTTAAGTTGTTTGAGTTTAATGATGCATTTACACGACAATCCTTTGTTTCAACAATTGAACCCTTCCTTCGAAGAGTTCAAGCACAGGGTGGTGTACAGGATTATAGAATCGTTTGTGACGAAACAAACAATCCTGCTGATGTGGTTGATACAAATAAGTTTGTTGCGGATATCTTCATCAAACCTTCAAGATCCATCAACTTCATTCAACTTAACTTCACTACACTGCGAAGTGATGCTATCTTTGATGAGGCAGTAGTATGATACATAAAATAAGAACTCAACACGGAGATAGGAGATAATAAATGGGAACTTTAGATCAATTTGCCTCAAATTTTGGTGAAGGACAACGAGTATCACAATTCTATGTTAGTAGTAGTGATACTGGCCTCTTCGGAGATGCACCCTTTTTGGTGAAGTCTGCTCAATTTCCAGCATCCACCATTGGTGTAATTGAAGTCCCCTTCAGAGGACGAAAAATTAAACTTCCAGGCGACCGAGTGTTTAACGAGTGGTCATTAACTGCTATGTTAGATAAAGAAAATAAGATTTATGATGCTTTCGTAACATGGATGGATCAGTTAAATAGCCATAGTAATGTTGAGGCGGCCGCAGCGGATGATATACTCAGACAAGATTGGACCGTTTGGGCCCTTGCGCCTTCAAGTTCTACTCCAGCCGCTGGTGGTGGTGGAGGTGGAATAAATCCGAATTCGGCAATAATCATGAAGAATTGTTTCCCAACCGAAGTTGGAACAGTAGATTTTAATTGGGAAACCACAGATACAATTGCAGAATTTACTGTTACTATTCACTTTGATTATTGGGAAAAGGCTGGCGCAACTACTTAGGAGAATGTATAAATGTCTTCAGTAGGGTCACTAGACGATTTTGCCGCGAAATTTGGTGACGGGCAAAGAGTATCACATTTTAGAGTCCAAGGAGCCTTTGTTGACTTTAATGGAAACATCTCCCATCCTGAGCAAGGACCTGACAACTTTTGGGTAGAATCTTTTTTGGTTAAATCAGCACAATGGCCTACTAGTAATATTGGGGTGATTGAAGTTCCCTTTAGAGGCAGAAAAATTAAAAAACCTGGCGATAGAGTATTTAATGAATGGAATATAACATGTCATTTCGCTCCAGACCGAACCAGTGGTTCTGTTCCTATCTATGATGCCTTTATAAGATGGATGGATGTGTTAAATAGCCATAGTGATATTAGATCTAGATATAAAACTAAAGCAGGTAGTGGTAATGATGGGGTTAACGTAGCGGTTGGGGGCAAAACAGATTGGATTGTGTATGCATTAGATCCATCAGGCTTTGTAAACTCTACGATAAAATTAGTTGGTTGTTTTCCAACCGAAGTTGGAACAATAGATTTTAATTGGGATACACTTGATGCTCTTGTAGAATTTCCCGTTACACTACAGTATGATTATTGGTTAAAGGGGAAAAAAGGACAAGAACAATGGGAGGTTGATGAAAATATACACAGTCCCAGAACCCCAGCCGAGTGAATAAAACATACCTATATATGGTATAAACATAAGGAATTTTTATTATGCCAATCGAACTATTTGGTTTTTCTCTTGGGAAAAAAGGGAAAGAATCACCTAAACCAACCAGCACTGAGACTAGAGAAGGTCTTAAGGTGCAATCTTTTGTACAACCCGATGAATATGATGGAAGTTTTGCTCTTGATGCTGGAGGTATCTGGGGCACAAATGTAAATTTTGATGGTGCTATTAGAAGTGAAAATGAACTAATGACCAGATATCGATCTATGGCAATTTATCCAGAAGTTGATAATGCGGTTACTGATATTGTCAATGATTCTATAGTGATAGATGATGAAAAAGAACCCATTTCTTTGGATTTAGAAAAAGTAAAGTTGTCTGCATCTATTAAGAATAAAATACAGGATGAGTTTGATACGATAATAAAATTAACAAACTTTAATAACAAAGGTAGTGAATTATTTCGTAGATGGTATGTGGACAGCAAATTATATTTTCATATTGTCTTAGACGACAATCCCAAAAAAGGAATTAAAGAATTAAGACCAATTGATCCTATTAAAATTAAAAAGATAAAGAAGGTAGAAAAAACTCCAGTAAGAAAAGGAAATCTTAGTTTTCCGATGGTCACAAATGTAGAAGAATATTATCTTTATGTTGATACAGACAAAAATTCATTATATCCAACAACTTCTGCTGGCCTTCAGATTGCATTAGATTCTATTTGTTATACTCATTCTGGTGTAATTGACTCAAGAACAAAAATGGTTGTTGGATATCTACAAAAAGCAATTAGACCTCTTAACATGCTTCGACAGATTGAAGATGCTGTGGTAATTTATAGAATGTCAAGAGCGCCAGAACGAAGAATATTTTATGTGGATGTGGGAAATCTTCCAAAACAAAAAGCAGAACAATATCTTCGTGATATTATGAATCGATATAGACAGAAAGTAACATATAACCCAACTACGGGTGAAATTGCAGATGATAGAAGTCATATGTCAATGCTGGAAGATTTTTGGCTCCCAAGAAGAGAAGGTGGTAGGGGAACAGAAATTACTACATTGGATGGTGGCCAAAACCTCGGAGAAATGGAAGATGTTGAATACTTTACAAAGAAACTATATCGTGCATTAGGTGTTCCAATTTCAAGATTAGAACCTGATAATGGATTTAATATGGGTCGGTCGGCAGAGATTTCCCGCGACGAAGTTAAGTTTTTTAAGTTCATTGACAGACTTCGCCAAAGATTTGCAGACTTGTTTTTAACTCTTTTAAGAACACAATTAATTACTAAAGGAATTATGAAACAAGAAGATTGGGATAAGATTTATC